TCAACCGCCTGATCCGGCTCTGGACGCGCTCGATCTACAGCCACTGCGAGCTGGTCATGCCCGATGGCCGCTGGCTGTCCGCCTCGGCCATGGACGGCGGCGTGCGCGCCAAACGCATCGTGCTCGACCTCGCGCACTGGGACCTGATCCCGGTGCCCTGGGCCGACGCCCACCACATCGAGCAGCTGTTCCGCGCCAATCAAGGGCGCGGCTATGACTGGCTGGGCCTGCTCGGCAGCCAGATCCTGCCCATCACCCTCGACAACAAACGCCGGATGTTCTGCAGCGAGTTCTGCGCCGCCGGGCTGGGCTACCCGCTGCCGCAGCGGTACAGCCCAGGCCTGCTGGGCGAAGTCGTCCGGCACATCCACCACCTCGACCTCGGACAGCGGAATGAAGCGAATGCCTGACAGACCGGAAACGTGGCTTTGGCTCTCCGCCTGGCTGGAGGCCAACTTCCCGGCCCTTTACGCCGGCGCGCTAGCCATGCTCATCGCCGTGTGGCGAATCATCTACAGCGGCGGAAAGCTCCGCCAACTGGCCCTGGAAGCACCGCTCTGTGGCCTGCTCGGCGTCGGCGTCTCCTATGGCCCCGCGCTGATCGGCGCACCCCAGCAGGCCGGCGTATTCCTCGCCTGCATGGTCGGCCTGTTCGGCGTCGAGGCCAGCCGGGCCGCGGCGAAGAAAATCATCATCAAGAAGGCGGACGAGCTATGACCCTACGCAACGGCGATCGCGGGCTGGCTGTCCGCCAACTGCAGGCCCAGCTCAACCAACAGGGTGCAGCGCTGCGCGCCGATGGCGACTTCGGCGACGTCACCGAGGCGGCGGTTGCTGCCTACCAACGCAAGGTCGGTCTGGTGGCGGACGGAGTCGCCGGCAGCAAGACGCTCGCCGCGCTGGCCGGCGCCGATCTGTCGCGCCTGCTCAAGCAAAAGGACCTGCAGCTAGCCGCCGACCGTCTCGGCGCACCGGTGGCCCGCATCATGGCCGTCGCTCGCCTGCAGGCCAACGGCATGACCGAGGCAGAAGCCGACGCGCAGGCCGCCAAGTATCCGGCCCTGGTCAACCGCCTCACCGGTGGCTACGCCGGCGGTACCGCCGAGCATCAGCGCCTGGCCCAGGCCAAGCAGATCCACACCGCGTCCGCGCTGGAATCGGCCAGCTGGGGGCTGTTTCAGATCATGGGCTACCACTGGGAACGCCTCGGATACCACGACGCCCAGCACTTCGCCGACACCATGGCGCTCAGCGAAGCCGCGCAGCTGGACGCCTTCGTCTCGTTCATCGAAGCCGACCCCGCGTTGCACAAGGCATTGAAAGCGCGGAACTGGAAGGCGTTTGCCAAGGGCTACAACGGCCCGGCCTACGCCAAGAATCTCAACGACGTGAAGCTCTCCCGCGCCTACGCCCAGTTCGCCGGCGAGCACGCCCAGGAGCAAGCCGCATGATCGACCTTGAGCAAATTCGCAAGCACAGCCCGAAGGACGGCGACGTGTTCCAGCTGCCGTCTGATACCGCACCGCAGCTGGCCGAGCAGTTCGCCGAGGCGCTGCACGTCGCGGTACCGGGCGTGCGCTGCCTGGTGCTGATCGGTGAGGTTCGTCAGTTGGATGAAGCCGCCATGAACCTCGCCGGGTGGTACCGCCAATGAGCAACACAACGATATGGCTGGCTGTTGCGGGCTTGGTCGTAGCGCTCCTGGTGGCCGTGAACTTCCAGGCTCAGCGCATCGATGCGGTAACCGCTGAGGCGCAACTGCAGAAGAGCATCGCCAAGGCGGCGACGCTCGCGGCGCAGGGCACCCTGGAGCTCGCCGACAGGCTCAAGCTGTCGCTCGAAGAAGAGCGCACCGCCCAGGCCGACCTGCGCAAGCAGCAGGATCAGCTCCGCCTAGGCCTCGCTACCCGAAACCAGAAGATCAAGGAGCTCACCCGTGAGAACGCAGAACTACGTGAATGGGCTGCTCAGCAGCTGCCTGATGCTGCTCGCCGGCTGCGCGAGCGCCCCGCCATCACCGGTGCCGACGGTTATAACGCTTGGCTGTCCAGTCGTGACGCCGTGCAGCCTGCCACCGGCGAAGCCGACCAGTAACGGCGAGCTGCTCAGCGAAGCGGACGTGCTCGAAACTGCATGGGCTGAATGTGCCGCTCAGGTCGACACGGTCTACGCGCATCAGCAGAAACAGGCCCAACCATGAACAAACCCGAATCCCTGCGCGCCCACCTGGTGGCCGCCGTGCCCGAGCTCAAGCGCAACCCGGATCGCCTGCTCACCTTCGTCGACAACGGCAGCATGCGCAGCACCGCCGCGCCGGGCCTGTCGTTCGAATACAGCTACACGCTCAACCTGATCCTCACCGACTTCGCTGGCCACCCGGACGCCATCGCCATCCCGCTGTTCGCCTGGGTGCTCGTCAACCAGAGCGAGCTGATGACCAACCTGGAAAAAGGCCGGGACGCAATCAAGTTCGAGGCGGACATCCTCGACAACAGCAAGGTCGATCTCAGCATCACCCTGCCACTCACCGAGCGCGTCATCGTCAAGCGCCTGGATGACGGCACCCTCCAGGTGGAGCACCCGCCGGAGCCGCAACTGGAGCCATATTTCGACGCGGGGCCGTGGCAGCTCTACGCTAAGGATGAGCTGCTGGCCGAATGGGATAGCCTGCAAGGCACCGGTACCGACATCGCCAGCCCGCATCCAGGCCGCAGCAATGGCTAACGATCTGTCCGCCCTGGAAGACTGGGCCGGCGTGCTGCTGGCTCGCCTGCAGCCGGCTGAGCGCCGCAAGCTCAACCAGACCATCGCCCGCACCCTGCGCCGCAGCCAGCAACAGCGCATCGGCGCCCAGCGCAACCCGGACGGCACCCCGTACGCACCGCGCAAACCCCGCGAGCAGCTCCGGGCGAAAGGGGGCCGAATCAAGCGCAAAATGTTCACCAAACTCAAGCAGGCGCGGTACCTCAAGCTGCAAAGTGACGCCAGCCGCATCGCCATCGGTTTTCTCGATCGCACCTCACGGCTCGCCCGCGTCCACCAGTACGGCCTGCGCGACCGCCCTGAGCGCGGCCAGGCCGAGGTGCGGTACGAGCGTCGCGAGCTGCTCGGCTTCACCGATGCCGACCTGGAATTGATACGCGACCAGCTCCTGGAACACCTCACCAGCTGACCTTGCCCTGTAGCGCATAGCTCTACAGGCTCAGCGCCGTGCGCTACGCGCGCGCGAGCCGCAGCATCAGCGGCATGAACATTGCCGACCTCGCCCGCATCATCGAAAACCTGATCCGCTTTGGCACCATCGCCGAGGTGAAGATGCAGCCGCCCCGCGTCAAGGTCAGCAGCGGCAACATCACCACCACCTGGCTGCCATGGTTGAACCTGCGCGCCGGGGCCGATCGCGAATGGGACCCGCCCACCGTCGGCGAGCAGGTGGTGCTGCTGAGCCCATCCGGCAACCTCGCCCAGGGCGTGGCGCTGACCGGGCTGTTTTCCGATCTGATCCCAGCCAACGGCGACCGTGAGGGCCTGCACCGTCGCAGCTACCGCGACGGTGCTGTCATCGAGTACGACAGCATCGCCGGCCGCCTGCGCGCGATCCTGCCCGAGGGCGGCATCACCGATCTCACCAGTACCGGCGGCATCAACATCGTCGGTCCGATCAACCACGTCGGTGACTACACCCAACAGGGCAACCAGACCGTCACCGGTACCGTCAACGTCAGCGAGGACGTCACCGCCGCCGGCATTAGCTTGGTCGAGCACGTGCACAGCGGTGTGCAGAGCGGCCCGAGCAATACGGGGGCGCCGCAATGATCGGCATGTCCGCCACCACCGGTCGCGCCATCACCGGCGCCGCGCATCTCGCGCAATCCATCGCCGACGTGCTCACCACGCCCATCGGGAGCCGCCTCATGCGCCGCGAATACGGCAGTCTGCTGCCCGACCTGATCGACGCCCCCTTCAATGACGCCACCCGCCTGCAGGCCTACGCCGCCGTGGCCATGGCCCTGATGCGCTGGGAGCCGCGCATCCGCCTGAGCCGCGTGCAGCTCAGCCTCGACGAGCAGCACGGCCAGGCCTACCTGGACGTGGAAGGCAACCGCACCGATAGCAACGAGCCGCTCAGCCTGCGCGTGCCGCTCGCCCTGGGAGCCGCCGCATGAGCACCTTCACTCCTATCGATCTGGCACAGCTGCCCACGCCCGACGTGGTCGAGCCGATCGACTACGAAGCCATCCTCGCCGAGCGCAAGGCCTTCGCCGTCAGCCTCTGGCCAGCCGACAAGCAGGCCGAGGTCGCCGCCACCCTGGCGCTGGAGTCCGAGCCGCTCACCAAGCTGCTGCAGGAGAATGCCTATCGCGAAACGCTCCTGCGGCAGCGCGTCAATGAAGCCGCACTGGCCGTCATGTTGCCGTTCGCCAAGCGCGCGGACCTGGAGCAGATCGGTGCGCGCTTCAACGTGCCCCGCCTGATCGTCACCCCGGCCAACCCCAGCGCCGTGCCGCCAGTTGCGGCGGTCATGGAAGAGGACGAGCCCCTGCGCGAGCGCATCCAGATGGCCATGGAGGGGCTGAGCACCGCCGGCCCGCGCAACGCCTACATCTTCCATGCGCGCAGCGCCGATGGCCGTGTGGCCGACGCCTCCTGCATCAGCCCCAGCCCGGCCGAGGTCATCGTCACCGTGCAGAGCGCCCTGGGCGACGGCAGCGCCGAGCCCGAGCTGCTCGCCGCAGTAGATGCCTACCTCAGCGACGAGGACCGCCGCCCAGTCGCCGACCGCCTCACC